CTGGTAATGCCAGTACGGCATTATCCGTACTCAGTGACTAATAAGCCACTGAGGTCCACCTGCGTTTTAGCTTTACGCGACGCAGATACGCGTACTGATAGGGCTTCGTCCCGAGCTCGGCGAGATAATGCCGATATAGCTCACTCCAGTCTGACCTGTCCTCACGTTTCCATAAGGTCATTGGTAATGACCTGTACGTGATGGATTGAACCGCCAGCGCACGAAATTCAGTGCGTTGTAGGTCAGAATTGTACCTAGTACAATTCCTAGGGAAGTCTTGGTTCGCGACAGCCTTGTCTGCTTTTGTGGCAGCTACTTGTCGTACATACCAGCAAGGGGCCGTGTCAGAAATGACAAACGGGCTCCCAGTCTCTTGCGGAGACTGCTGGTGTCTATCAGAAGAGGTTTCCCACGGATTTATAAGTTTCCGATGGGGATCACGTTCTGAAACCGGTAGTTTACCGGCGAAGCTTTCTATGTGTTTCTTAACATAGTCAGCTGCACGATAGTAGCATTTTTGGAAAAGCATATTTGATATGCTAACCCACGAAGCAAAAGCTGCCCCATCAATTGGGGGTATGGTGGACGTGCCTTTCGGCACGCGTCTAACCTTCTTCCTTATTTCCTTTTTTGGAAGGAAGGTTAGTGGTTGACTCTTTATTTTAATCGGAGTCACCACTTGGCCACGGTAGGCATCACATCCACAGGACTCTCGAAAAAGTCCAGTATAACAGCATTTCTTCTCATTGAGGCGCAAGCCAAAATAGTGGAAATACTGAAGCAGGAATTGTTCATGACCTGCACGGACGATGATGTCATCCCCATACACATAGACGGAGGCTAATGCCTGTCTCAACGGCACTTTGCCCACTATGTGTATACATCCTACTGCGAGTGCCCAGAAACATACGGCTTCAACTGGGAAGCAGAGTGCGCTCCCCATCGGCGCGTACTTGCCCATTCGCACTAACCTGCCATCAGGCAGCTCAGTACTCTTGGATCGAAGCGCTAAGAGAAATGGGAGTAAACCAGTCTCCCGAAACACTTCTTTCACGAGGGCAATTGACACCCTATCGGAGGCATCTTTTAAGTCTAGCGTCGACCACTTTCCATCTTTTGACCCTTCAAGGGCCAATCGACGGTTAATACTTTGGTCAGAAAAATTAACATGACCTCTTGTAAGTGGATGACGCTCGATCCTCGCAACGAGCTTTCTACCAAGTCCCTGTTGTAAAAACTGGATTTCAAGTGGTTCGGCAGAAATAAGCCGAGGACCACGAGAGTCCTTTGGGACCAACATTACTTTGGCAACCGGTTCAGTGACATGGTCCATTGACCAATAACTGTCCCAATCGTCAAAAAGGTGTCTACCATTGAGAAAGTAATGCTCAGTGGCAGGGTAGAGAACCTCAGCATCGTCATAGATGCGCTTAAACTGCATCTTCTGATGGGGCTTTTCGCCTGTTGCTACGGCGCCAGGCCCATGCTTTGGTTTAATATCTCTCGCATTAAACGCTCTAAATAAATCCCGAACAAGGGATCGAGCGGATGCAAGGACATTAGGCTCAAGACGAGTGTCAACAGTGCCAAGGTGTGTAAAATCCTTCGGCAAACCGTTGTCCACGAGGGCAAATTTATTAAGAACTTTGCTCTCAATCTTAGGATCATACGGAACCTCCAATTTGTACCATGTCAAGCAAAACTGGTAAACATCAGTGATGGCGCAAATGTCAGCGTCATCTCTAACGTTCCCTTCAGGATCGAAAATAAGGCTAAGCAACCCCTTCAAAAAATGAGGGATTGCAGTACCACGCATTGTACTAAATTGTGGTATGGAGAGCCTTTTGCCTGTCAGGGCAAGCATGATTTGCTTGCCCATTGTAGGCAAAGTCTTGGTTAAAAACCCAAGACCTTCCTGTTGGGTGCGACGTTCCAATGTGAGGACGTCACGCTTTGAGTCCAGTCCAGCTTGCTGTAGAATGTCTAAAAGCAAGTTTTTGGAAAGGCCTAGGCAGAAAGCGATAAGCTGCTTCCTGCTTCGGATTGGCTTTTCAGGTTCGCGTTTCATACGCAATTACCTCCAAAGCCACCAAGTAGCAAAATTTTGCTACAACCGATACGGCCTGCCTAAAGTTAGACCTCTTGGTTCATGATTTGGTCAACGAAGGTTGCGCTCTCAAGCAACGAGATTAGTTGCGTGAGAACATCCTGCACGTCGGTCTTTTCGACTACGCGCAAGGGTGTGTCGAGCACCAAATGAAGTCGGTGTTCAACAACGTCGCCTTCCAATGCCGAATTCTCGACATTGTTAGTTAGTTTGACCATTGAGCGCAAACGCGCATCATCACCTTTTCCCACACTCTGATGGGAGATAATCAGTTGCCGACCAATTCCGATGTCTCGGTCTCGGTCTGCATAAATACACTGACTACCGGTGTTTTGAACCTCTGAGTAAACTGCGTTGGCTGATGCTTCATCAACCAATGTAACCTGGCCGCTTGTTGAAAATGACATGGTGGATCCTTTCAATTTAAGATAGCGCGAATGAAACGCTAGAAAGGCCCATCTGTCACCAACGGTTACTCGGTGGCACCCTTCATTGCGCGCTCAACTGCGCTGTGTTAGGGACATATTACTACGCCCCGTTTGATCCGAACTAGCGAATGAGCTAGTGAGACTCGGACCAGGACTAATGGATTTGGCGCACCAATGCGCCTAGTACCCGCTGCTGAAGAAGCAGCGACCCCAGTACAAATTTGCGGCTTGTGAGATCGCCGATTTGAGAGACCGAGAAACAACGGTCTTCCAATTTTAACGGAAATCTATGATAGTACTTACCATAGAAGGCCGTTCGGCTGACCCAGGGTGAATTGACGACTCCCACACCACGGTTTTCAGTATATCCGCGGAAAGGGATTTTTGCACTAACACCAAAATCTTTGATGGTGATAGTGACTGGTACCCATTTCTGACGCAATTGATTCAGAAAATCACCAATGTTAAAAAGCCAATCGGCTACAAAGGTGTAGGGTATCCCGTCCCAGAGAATTTTAGGGTTAAGTTGAATCCCTATAGCGTCCATTAGCGCGTAAAGCGCCAATTTATCGCTGTCAATCTCTGGCATCTGGTAAGTATACGTCATTGTAGCAGTATACTTCGTCGATGGATAGTAAAGCGTCCCGCGTATTTCATGCGTTGGCGTCGCCATCCATGAGTCAATTGACTCCTCTCCATAAGCCACTTCTTCGGTGTAATGTCTCACTTGCAGTTTACCCGCTCCCTTTTTCAATTCAGAGAGCTTGTCTTGCAACCAAATCAAACTGTTTGCAAGGCGATGTAGATCCATTGTAAACGGAACTACTCCAAAACTGTAATTCAGAACGGCATTCGAAATGTTGTTGATGATACCACTTCGATCGTTCCACCATCGGACGAGTTGCTTAATTTCGCGAAGTTCCCATGCGAAATTACCGAGCGAAAACCCTGACTCTAGAGTTGGAGTCATCGCTTCGATGGCACGTTGGGCAAACTGACCCCATTGTGTCATAGACATCCCGGCGTGCGTTTTTACACGCGCACGCATCCCGGTGGGTCCATCGATTTCAGCGAAGTGCACGTAATCTACGTGATCAGTATGATTGGTTGGCGCATACCAGCAGCCAACTCTCATTTCTGATTCCACTTCTTGCAAGTATTTGAAATGCTCGCATGTGTTGAAATCGGATTCGCGGCGGTTTGTTGAAGTTAATTCTTCAAACAAAGACGTATAAAAACTGTCTTCTTCCGCGAATGAAAGGACTTGACCCGTTGAATTAAGGGTCGTTGTAGAAGTCTGGTGAATCGACTTCTCGTTCTGACGAGACTTTGTTTTCATGGTACAATTACACCTCCTGGGGGTTAGGATTAAAGCGTGACAAAGTGCTGTGACTTCATCACAGCGGGGCCGGTACATCCGG